CCTCCTGTTTCTCCTGGAAATATGCGCCGTGCGCCGTTCAGATCAAACAAGCGTGTGTCAACAATATCTTGACCAGCAATACCAATAGTGCCAGCTCTAATCACCTTGAACGTGTAAAACGCGTTTTGACCTTTGCTAACCACGCCGTCTTCTAGTCCAGGATCTGCGTTAGAAAGGTCGCTAGTGTCATCAACTCCAAAGTCGCTCTCGCTGATAAACAACGAATCACGACGAACCAAGATGGCCAAGCATGAGCCCACTTTGTACAGCTCGCCCTCGCGGAGGTTTGAGTCGTATTGCTTTTGACGGCCAGCCACAGATTGGCCCACTGCAATCAACGTCTCCTCGCCGTCTGCCGACTGCGCAGTGTTATCGCTATTGCGAGCATTCACTTTAATTGACGGATCCTTTTCGCCCGCATACACTCCATCAGATTTGGAGCTAAGCATATAGATAAACGTATCGCCAACTTGCAGATCAATCAGCGTTCGCGGAGTGCTGCCGCGTGACGTGCTGATGATGCCAGATTTGCTGCTGTAGCAGTATTTATACTTCCAAGCTTCAGCCACGGCTTGCGCATCATCATCAGCCCTGTAGGTGTTGCTGCGTACTTGCAGATTACGTAGCGGCCGGATGCGTGGGTTGATGCGATAACCCAGGCCATTGGCCATTGGGGCGTAGAGGCCAAATGACGTAGACGTGCTCGGCTTGTACGCTCCGCAGAAAACTGGCTGGAAGTCATTGGAGCCAATGTCGGCGCGGTAGATATCAGCGCCGTATCCCCCGAGGGCGCCTACGTCCTCGGTGCTGCCAGAAACGTAGTTACCGATTGCCATGCGCCCACCATTGCTGACGCTATAGATGGCAATACGCTGCGCAGAACCTTCAAACGAATATGCGCCAAGCGTGTTGTTGCCGATGGCGAAGCTGTAGGGGTGAATGCTTTCGATCTCGCCCTCGGATACCAAGAACACTGCACGTAGCATCTGGCTGCCACCGAGTGACCAGATTTGGCTCCACAGCAGCGGTGTGTTGACGCGGGTGCCGCCGTACCACTCGCCGTTGAGGAATTCCCGTTTGGTGTAGATCAGTGGGATTGGATCGCCAAGTGGGGCGATCTCCTGGACAGCCTCAAAGCCGTAGGTTGGTGCAAACGCAGACGGGACTTGGAGGATGTCGCCCTGCCGCTGGCGAGTCTTTAACCGCCCTTGCTCTTGTGTTTGCGGTTTCGGCACCAGCAGTGCTGACACCACTGTTAAGCCGATGCCAATGACGAGGTTGATAATGCCGAGCACCACGCCCGTCTCAAGGCCAGCCACCACCGCCGGCTGTGGACCTTCGGCTGCACGGCGCTGCACTTCAGCCTTGTACCAGCGCATCTCCTCCTCTGTGAGCCCGAGCAGTTCGGCGATGTAGCGATCTTGCGGAAGGAGGCTCATTTCCAATCGTACCAGTCGAATCTGCGCAGCATGTTGGCCGGTATCCACCGCACGCCGCGTTTATGGCTGACGTGCAGCAAACCGCTGTCGATCAAGACGGCAGCACCAATCTGATCGGGTGTCTCAAACACTGTAAATGCGCCTTCGTGCGGCGAATCAAGCTTGACCAAGTTGGGGCGGATGTACTGAGTGATGTCTCGATATGCTTCTGCCTTGGCCAGTGCGATCAAGGTTGCGATGTGCGCTGAGGACGGTGCCGCCAAGCCAAGGTGCTCCCGGATCCGCGTCACCATGATCAGGCAGTCACAACCTTCGTCAGTCACCGGATCGGCGCCGGTGACGTGTGGTTTGCCTAGCCAGCGGTGCCAGTTCATGAGATCACCAAGGTGCCGGAGCTGGGCACGCTGCCCACAAGGTTGCGCGACAGGAAACGCCCAGGCCCTTGGCGTGTTGCGTCGCCAGGGCCACGCAGCGTGAAGGTCAGCATCTCTTGGTCGTGACTGAAACTACCGACAACCCAGAGTTCGCGGGAGATAGTGGCAGCTTCTGCGAACGAAGCTACGTTGACCTCTTTGGTCGTCACCTCCGCGATGTAGCGGTTGTCGGCTGCCTCTTTGGCATAGTTCAGTGAAATTGCGTTAACCGGCGTGACCAAGGTTGCTTGAGAGCGATCACCTGCGGTCTGCCCAGCACCTTGGTTGTAGCCAAACGGCAGGAAGTCGCTGCTGCGATCCACGTAGAAGTTTTGCCACAGCGGACTTGCTGTGGCGAATGTCTCGCGGTTGCGGAACTGCAGATAGTTGACGATTGCGACTGACATCAGGCGATACCTACACGCTTACGGGTTTTGACGCTGTTCTGGAGTGAGCCGATTGCTAGCTCGCGGCCGCGGAGGGCGGACTGTGCTGCCATGCGTTCGGCTTGATCGCGGGTGACGTACTCCACACTATTGATGACTTGGGATTCATACTTGATGTTGAGGTTGCCGGGTGTCGATGCCATCTGCTCGATGCGCTCGCGTTCATAGCGGCGTTCGGCTTCCATCTGCTGCGTCATGATCTGCGTGCGATTTTCTTGCAGCCGTTCCACTTCGCGCAAGGATGCACGGTTGTCGGTGGCTGCTGCCGCTGGATCATCTGATGCTTCATCAATAGCAGCAGCGAAGCCAGTGGTCAGCGAATCTAGGAAGGCGCGGTTGTCGGCAATCTGCACGCCCATCTTGCCGTCGGTGCCGCGCTGCAATGGCATGACCGCTTCGGGGCCGGCTTCGCCGATCAGCGCATTGGTTGGCCCAGTGACCATGCCGCCAGTGGCGTACAGCTTGGGCAGGCTGAACCCTTGCGCAAACCCACCGCCGGTCGGCATCTGCACCGGACCGGCGCCGCTGAAACCAAAGCTGCCGCCGCCGCCTAGCGCCTTGAGCAAGGTTTGGAACGTGATCATCGCAATCTGCTTGGCGATGATCTGCACGGCCATGCTGATGAAGGCTTGGCCGATCGCCTTGAACGTATCAGCCAGCGCTTGCTCGGTGCTCTTAGCGCCGGTTGCGATGTCTTGAAAGGCGCTACCAAAAGCATCACCGATTGCGTTTGCTCCGGTTACCGCTGCATTTATTGGATTTGTTAACGCTTCTAGCTCTTCACGGTATTTGGCCATTTGCTGTCCGCCAGCATTTGGCATTAAGTCAATATCAGTCCTAAATGCGCCTGCACCTTCTGGCAGCATTTCACCTGCAGTCAAGCCAGCGCGTTTGTAGTATTCTTCAAGCTGCTTCTTCAGCGCTTGAGTTTGCAGGTCAATTAACTCAAGCCTTTGGATTTCTGCGTTGAGTTGGTTTAGGTTAGTTTGCTGCTCTGTGTTCTTAAGCTCTGCAATTTGCTTTGCGCGATCTTCAAAATCAAACTGAATTTGCAGGCGCTTCTGCTCAATCTCAGAAGCTTCGCCAAGTAGCAACACTTGGCGCGAGAACTCAGTGCCAAGCTTGTCGCCTAGCTCAAGTGAACGCTGAATTTCTTGCGCTAGTCGTTCAGCATCACGTGCTGCCTTGTCAACGCCGCCGCCGCCGGATCGTCCGCGTCCAGATCCTGCAGTGCCGGCGCCAAGAGCAGGTAATGCACGTTGCCCTTGCGGTGCAGTGACTTGCGGCTTGACCTGTCCGGTGCGGATGCCGTAAGCTTCAATCAGATCGCGTTCGCGTTGTGCGGCGATTTCTTGAATTTGACGACCACGCTCAAAATTATTTGCTATGCGCCTGCCAGTTTGCGCATTTCTACCAACAATATCTACCGCTTCGTTTAACGCTTGATCAAGTATTTGCTTTCGGGCGCGTTGATCCAGTCCAAACGATTTTGCCCTGGCGCCAGTATTCAGCAGTTGGTTGATTGTATTGATCGCAAATATCGCTTCGTTAAGAACAGCCTTGATTGCTGGCGTCAGTGCCGTGCCAATTGTCCTAGCTAAACCTTCAATGCCATCTTGCAACGTGCTAAATCGACCATTTAATGTGTCGCTTTGGGCAATTGCACCATTGGCGTATTTGCCGCCTGCATTAGTAAGACTTTGAATTGCAAACTCAACAGCCTCAGCGCTGATCTTGCCTTTTTGCAGTGCGTCTTGAAACTCTTCACCGCTTAGGTTGTATTGCTTTCGCAGTTCTTGCTGTAGCGCAACACCACGCTCTTGAAACTGCAGCAGCTCTTCGCCTTGCAGCCTGCCTTTAGCTTGTACTTGCCCGTAAGCAGTTACCAAGCCTTGCAGCTCAGCGCCTGTTGCGCCGCTAACATCTGCCAACCTGCGCGTTGTTTCTACAACCTTGTTGGTCTCAACGCCAAATG